TATCTGTTGAAAATCTTAATGGATGTGCTGAAGGATGTGTAAATACATAAGTATTACCTTCATATAATTCTAATGTTTTTTGTTGAACACCATCAATAAAATATTTATTACCACTTCCAGTACTTTGAACTGATACAGCAATATTTATTGTTGATGGATTGTAATACATTTCTAAACCATAAACTTCTGCTGAAGAAGCATTTGAATATTCTAATGCTGTTCCTCCTGAATTTACGACTAAAGCTTGTCCTGCTGTACCTAATGTACTTAATCCTGTACCACCATCAGATATTCCAAGAATTCCACCAAATCCAGGTATATCAGCAAACTCTAATCCATTAGCTGAGCTATTAACTCTAAGAACTTGATTAGCAGATCCTATTGATGTAAGTCCAGTACCACCTTTTGTAGTTGGTACAGTTGGTAAACGATCTGTTCCTAATAATCCTGATGTAATATTTGCTGCATTTATAGCTGCAACATTAAATGTTCCAAAAGCTACTAAATCTAAAATATCACCAGAAGCTGCACCAGATGCTAAAACAACAGAGTTACCTGATGTTACTGTAACGTCAGTTCCATTTACAAGTTTAACACCATTAAGATAACAATCAATAAATGGTGAATCATAATTAAGTGAATTTCCTGCTGAGTCAGCTCCTGTAAATGTAGTTTGACCAGCAGTAGCTGTATATTGAAATCTTGCAGATGTTCCATTAACGCTGCTCCCTGCAGACGCCCACCCAGATGATTTATAAACTTTTAATTCATTAGCAGTAGTATCAAAATATAAATCACCAACATCGAGACTACTAACTGGAGCAGATGATGCTATTCTATATCTTTCAGCAAATGAGTTTATACCTGATAAGTTATTAGATACATTAGTTACATGACCACTAGATTCTGCTGATGCAAGAGCTGATAATCCTGATATTCCTGCAAGTGTAGCAATATTGTTTGTTGGAGTTATTTGTCCAGCAACTGTATTGATATTTGTGGTATTTGCTCCAGCAGCAGATATGTTAGTTGCATTAGCAGCAACAGTTGATACTTCAGTTGCTTTTGGAACTAATCTTACAAATGTGTAAGTATTAAGTGTAGTTGTAGTTTCTACTAATAATCCAAAGCCTGAAGCAAATGTAGCTGCAGCTCCACATCCATTTATAGTTACTGTTGAGTTTCCTACTGTTCCATTTGAAATAGTAATAACTCCAGATCCATCAGCTGTTAATCCAGTAGATAAAGCTGTGATACTTACTATAGTACCAGCTCCATCATTTACATCTGGATTAGTATTTGGAAAACTTGTTTCATTTGCTATAGGTACAAATCCACCTACGTCATCAACAAGATCTATAATTCTAGCAGATATAGCAGCAGTTGTTGCTACTTTAGTATCTGAGTTACTCCAAGTATCTCCTGATGCTATTGTTTCTGTAGAGTCTTGTCTAAAATATCTAGAGTCAGACGCAGATGTTGTAAATACTGTAGTATCATCAGGTGTATGTGCTGAATGAGAAGAATTATCTACTAATAATCCTGAAGATAAATTTGCTCCTGTAATAATACCAGTAGGTATAGAGTTATTTGTTTTTGATAAAATACCTACATAAATAACTAAAGATTCATTTTGTAAAGATCCTGAATCCCAAGTTACGTTTACTGTTGTATCTGTAGAAAAAGATGAACTAGCTATTGTTCCAACTATTGTTCCTGTAGATGATCCTACAGCTTTTACCCTTCTACCAGCATGATAGAATGATGTTACATTAGCTCCAGCAACAGTAAATGATGTTCCACTAACATATGCAAAAGTGTGTGCTCCATCACCATCACCATAAATTACCCATTGAGAGTCATTATAAAACTCTCTAATATCAGCTGTAATAGCTCTGAAGGCATTGTTTATGTTAGAAGGTAACATACCTTCAGCTATATTAACACCTCCTACTGAGCTGTTATTACTAGCTGTTGTACTATAATTTTTTATTCCTGCCATTTTTCTCCTAACTCATGAACCAAGCAAAAGCTTTGTCATTCTCTGTATTATTTTTATTAATTAATTCGTTCACACTTTGTTCTAATTGTCTTTGAAAAAATTCTTGTGATTCAAACGAATATCTTACATTATCTATATCATTATTATCACTCATCTTATTCCTGCTTTACTTAATACAAAATCTACTCCTTGTGCATGAGTAAATGTTGTCTTTGATGGTATTTTAACATTAGCTCTAATATATCTTCCTGATTTTCTAACTGGATTCATACCACTACTATTTTGTGTTACTGATGTAGATTCAGATTCATTATCAGCAACTCTTTCTCTTGTCTTTACTGTTAATGTAGATATTGCATCTACGATTGGTCTAACTCCAGTTATATTAGCTCTAAGTCCTGCAAAAGGTTCTAGTTCTGCTGTTTCTACTTCACATTCATTAGAATTTCCAGAAAATATAGCTGCTTTATAATTTTCATCTATAGCTCCTAAAAACATTTGACCACCATTCCAAAAGTCTGTGTCAAGAGCTGCATTAATGTTTTCTAAGTTTTCAGATATAATATCCATTAACTCTACTGTAAAAGCTCCAACAAATTGTGGAAAGATTACACTTGTATTAGCTTCTGCTAATGACCATTTTTTAGTAGCATAATTATATATAATAATTCTATCACATAATCCTGATGCATTAGGTGATGTATTAATACTTGGATATGCCCATAATGCTAACTGATTAAATGGATCAACAGCTGCTTTAATTTTATCTGTATATGCTTTATTTAAATCTAAATCAAAAAATCTATTTACTTTTTCTGCACCAATAGGTGTTATTGTATCTCCTGATAATTGATAGAATCCATCATCAGAATAAAAGAATACATTTCTATTATCTTGACAAACTGTTTGTCCATAAACAGCTCCTCTGTTTGGTGATATAACTGATAATCTAAATACTACAGATCCACCAACAAAGTCCATACGAATGATTTGATTTTGTCTAAATACATATCCTATCTCTCCAGATGTAATATGTACTATTCTACCACCTGATCCAGGCAAATCTTGAAAGTCTGCTTGTTTACCTTGCCATGTAGTAAGATCATTAATACCTGACCATTGTATTCTATTTGTTTTTGTAGGTTGATTACCTGTAACAAAAAAGTCTCGAATAACTCCTGATACTCTAAATGTAGGTAATGATCCTGCTGTAACTATAGAACTTAAATCAGCAAAATTTGTAGATGTACCCATTAAAAAAAATTGTGGTGCATCAACTCCATTACTAGCAATTACATAATTACCAAATTGTGTAAATGTAATAAAATCTGTATTTGTACCAGTAAGTCCTGATTTTCTAGATGTAAATGTTCCTGTAGCTAACTGATATAAATTTGTATTTGTTGCTACAAAGTTAAAGATATTATTTGAGTTATCTCTAAATGAACCTGCACCTCTAGCATTAGCACCAACACTATTTGATGTATAATTTACCAAAGATGGAAATCTTTTGTATGTATTTAATGTATGATATACGTTTGTAGCTACATTAGCACCTGGTTTTAAATGTTCAGGTTGATCAGGTAGCCATTCTCCAAAAGGTACTTGCATTATCTGTTCCTATAAAATGATAAATCTGTTTGTACATCTGTTCTTTGTTGAACAGGTGCTCCTCCATATGAATCTTGTTTGTCGTTCTGCTCACATCTTTCTAATGCAGTTGAATACATCTGTAACCATTGTGATAGTTGTGTTTGATCAATTCCACCAAGAAAGTTAGCTGCATGATATAATGAACCATACAAGTAAATTGCTGGATGTTTGTTTAAGATGTAATTTGATGTATTAGAATCACTAAGCTCTGATATAGCTTTATAGTATGATAACTTCCCAGTATAAGAAGTATCAGGAGCAGGACCGAATCTGAATTTTTCCACTTCATTGTCTGCCTCGATTGTATATGTTCTTGGTCTACCAGTTCTTGATCCACCTTTTATTTCAAACATATTATGTGGTGTGATATATTCTAATGGATACTTAACTGATGATTGTAGTACATAAAATGATCTTACAGCTAAAAAACCTGCAGGAGCATTTACTTGTTCAGCATTGATAGTAATATCATCTTGCTGTTCCATTTGTCTTATTCTTAATTTTGCATTGAAGTCAGCTTCAGTTAATTTAATAAAGTCATCTTGTATCTCTGTTGTAAGATCAGATCTATTTAAAAAATTAGCTATAGATGCTTTTAATTCTGTGTATGTTGATAATGCCATTATAAACTGCCTTCTGCTGTTCTGAAATATCTAAACTCATTAGAGTTTAATTTCATTCTCATTATTTTTCTTTGAATTTCTTTTGGTAAAGCAAACCAGTTGTTGCTTCCATTATATTCTTTTGCCCAGATCTGTAGTACTAATGGTGGTACACTAGCTACTCGTTTCATTCCTTTTTCAGAAGAAACCCATCCTTTATCATGATTGTATAACTCTTTATTTCTTTTCAACAAAGGATTTACATCCTGTTGATTGTTAATAGTAAGTTTACCATCTGACTCTTGGATATACTTAGTTTTTATTCCACCATCGTATTCTACAGATCGAACTTTTCCCATTACTCTGTCAATTCAGTTACGTATAAGTTTACAGATCCTATTACAGCAACTTTTTCACCTTCAGATACTTTAAAGTATTCTGATGATTTAGACTCTAAGAATATCTTAGAAGTTGTTGCTGTAGGATTAACTCCAAACTCAATATGACAATCTGCATCTGGTACTACTCTAACATATTCTACGTTAGAACCGAATGCTGATGATTGAGCTGAAGATCCTGATGAATTAACTTTTTGTGTAGTAACAGGTCTCATCGCAATGTGTGACATGTTACTCCTTATCTTCTAATTACAAAAGTTACGTTAAGTTTTTTTGCTCCAGTAGATCCACCATCAGTAAGCATTTCGATAGCTTGATCTTCTTGGATATCATTTGCTGCTGTAGGTTCTGCTGTATCTATATCACCAGCTGCTGAACCTGAATGTGCAACAGTTATTGCACCACCAGTAACAGCAGTTCCACCTATTTCAAAAGTGATTGCTGCATTACCACCAGAGATTGCTCCCTGTAATGATGTAATAATTTTAATTATTTTACCTGAATCAGGCACTGGTACAAAAGTTGATGATGCTGTGCTGATGTCAGCAATTTCAGCATGTAAAAAATAGTCGTTTAATGTTCTCATTATATTCCTTAAATGTTCCGATCTTAACCTTCTCTCAGATCTTCATTTTTATAGAATCTGCTGGGGGAGCAGATTTATAGGTTACTCCCCCAAACAGTTTAATTATTATGATGTAGTCAAGTCTGCAACTAATCCAGATGCTTTTTCGTTTCTAGACTCTAAAGTCGCTTCAACTAAAAGCTGTCTCTTTTCAGAGTCACCAGTTTTTGCAAGTTCATGCATACTGAAGTCTCTTAGGAACGCTATTGCAAAGTAGTTCATGTCTAACACATATGCATCTCTATCTCTAGAGAATCTGTTAGGTACTACTTGTAATTGACCAAAATCAGATGCG